TGGCATAAGGAACTTGGCACTCTGTCTTTTAGACGATAAAAACGTGAACTTGGTGCAGAACTGGGACGTGGACGGCATTCCCCCCGAATCCAAAAACGGAATCTACGTCTCGATGAGGGACCATCTGGACGCTCGACCGTGGGTTCTAACTGCGGACACCGTGCTGATCGAAAAACAACCCGACCGGAACAAGAAGATGATCTCGGTCATGCACTTTCTGCATAGCTATTTCATCATCAAGTGTCCTCGAGCTGAAACGATTCTCTACGACGCTCGCCATAAGATTCCGGACGTCGTCGGTCCGGGGAAAGCGCAATACAACAAGCGCAAGAAGGTCGCCATCCAACGGTGCGAGGAATTCATCAGGGCCGGACCCACGAACGCGCACTGGCTCGAGACGTTCAACAAGTCGAAGAAGAAAGACGACTTGGCGGACACCGTCATGCAGGCGCTCTCATTCGTGAACAGGGTGGAGGTCCTACCCGCGTCCAAGAAGAAGAAAACTACAAAACTCGTGGCGAGAAAACCCAACGAGAATCAGAAGCGGACCAAGTACTCCAAGTGTAACCTGGCGTGGTTATATCTCAACAAAGTGGAGTGTGAAGTTCTCGAGAATAACAAACGGTTCATGAAGGATCTGCGTAGATATTACACAGGGATAGACGATCTCATAAAGGACTTAAAAAATTAATGTCAGATTACAACAAAACACTATGTTCGCTATCGCCATGTCCCCCACGTGGTTCGCTAAGACTGACGATTTCAAGAAGATTGGGAAAAAAATCCAGAAACAGAGGAAGACTGAAGTTGACAAGATCAAGGATAAGATCAGCGACATCGCGCGTGATGAGCAGAGGCGTGTGAAGGAGTATTTCAAGGAACATCAGGATGTTGTCAAAGAAGATAAGAAGAAGAAGAAGAAGGGCAAGGCTAAATCGATCGATCTTTACGAAAAGTGATCCAGATCGCGAACGCCACGAGAAACGCGGCGAGGGGTGTCCCGTTGAATCTCTCAGCCAGGAGCGCGCATATCACACTGTATTGAACTATCCGTATTTCCTGTCTTGTTTTCACCATCGAGCGCTTCATCGCTGCTCTGGATCTCTCCAGACCCAGAACAGTCGAGCTGATTTTTCCAATCTTCGATGGAATTTCTGTGGTGTTCATCACCATTTCAGCGATGTCCAAAGACTCTAGAAACTGTTCTTGGATCATCGGTTCGAGGTACGTGAAGTAATCGAAATCTGGATCTAACTGCAAGCATATACCCTCTATGAGGGAGAAGGACTTCGCTAGGTACACGAAACTCGTCGGCACAACGAAGGGTTTTTCCATCGCCAGTTCGGCCGCGAGTTCGTCATTCATTATTGCACCCCCATCGAGAGTCTCTAAATACCCCAGGATAGTCTCAAAAAACAGTTCGATATCGCTGATATCGGAAGACGTCGGCACGATGACCCCTAACTTAATTAAAATTTGAACGATTCCCTGCGTGTCTCGTTTAATGATACACCCGAACAATTCACCGAATCCAACTTTTAGTTCTTCACTCAATTCAATCAGGAGCCCAAAATCATAGAACACCAGTTTCCCGTCCTTCGAGACCCCTAAATTTCCAGGGTGTGGGTCGCCGTGAAAAAGACCACTGTCCATAGTCTGAATCACATACGAATTGACAAGGGCTTCACACACCTTTTTCTTATTAATCTTCTTATTTGTAATTTCTGTTATCTTTTCCGTCGGTACGTATTCCATCACGATCATGTCCGGTGTGCAGTACTTCTTATACATACGAGGTACCTTGATCCAACCGTGGGATTTCAGCGACTTCCTGAATCGTATAGCGTTATCAACTTCCTGCACGTAATCAGCCTCCCCGAGTAAATACTCTATCGAATCATTCAACACAAACTCTGAACTGTTTCCCGTGTCTACACCGACACTCTGTAAAAAAGTCAAAATCTTTTTGACCGTCGCCGTGTCAGATTTCATGGTCTCGTAGATACCCGGTCTTTTTAATTTTACAACTACGCGTTTCCCGTTTTTAAGGACAGCTTTGTGCACCTGACCTATACTCGCAGATTTGAAAGGGGTTTGCTCAAATTCTTCAAATATATCCATGTTCAAATCATCTTTCACCAGGTTATAATCGAACGGTGGGACGTCGTCTTGAAGAGATTCCAACTCTTTAATGAACTCAGGTGGATAAAGATCACTGCGCGTCGACGCTATCTGACCCAATTTTACAAATGTCGGCCCCAGGTCCAGTAACTGATTCTTGGTCCACCTACCGAGCTCACCTTTGTCCTCGGTGAAACGATCCTTCCATATATATCTGGCGGCGAACTTCCATGTATTCATTTTATTCCGTGGGGGTAACGGTTTTACGACATGGTTCACACATAACATATCTCTTATCTTTACCCAGGAACTTTTTCTTCATACACTATAAAACAACAATGGTTCGTCAGATCAAAAACCTTTTCTCTCCGGTGACTAAACCCACCGAACTTTTCATTAAGGCCCAGCCCCTGGTGTTCTCTCTCATCATCCTGTACCAGGGTTTGTTCGCCCCAAACGCGATCGCCATCCCCGAGCGCCTCGAGACGCTCTTCGGGAATAAGATCTTCCGTCTCGTGTCTCTGATGGCCATAGCCTTCGGTGCGACCGGGGATATCGAATATGCCCTCGCGTCCACGGTCATCTTCCTGAGTGTCATGTACCTCCTGAAGACCCCTGAGGAGCGCCGCAGGACCGGGTTCATTTAATTTGTGAGACTATAGTAGAATGAAGATTCATATCGTGGGTGCGGGTCCAACTGGATTATCACTCGCGTGGGAGATCGTCAGGTCGACCGACCACGAAGTCACTGTGTACGAACGAAAAACGTCTTGCGGAGGTTCGTGGTGGGAACCTGATACAGAAGTTCGTGATATTCACGCACACAGGGTACTCTTTGACAAGTTCGTCAACGCCCAATCGTTTCTCAAGGAGATGGATCTTGACTGGGGGACCCTCTTTGAGAAAATTCAACCGGACTTATATAAATATACTTTAAAAAATTTCGAACCGAAAGATTACGTCGCGGTCGTGGAACTTTTTTTCAGGGTGATGTTCACCCCTGAGAAATATAAATCAATTTCATTACATGACTATTTCGAGGATAAATTATCAGACGGTGGCAAAAAAATAATCGAGCACTTACCTATAAACATCGATGGGGTCACGTGGAAACACATGTCGACATTCGAGTTCATCAAGACCGCTGACCAACTACTCTTTTCCACCCCGTACACCCAAAAAGTTTCCGGAAAAATAATGAACGATGCAATCGAGGAAAAACTTCTTGACGCGGGTGTGAATTTCATATTCGGCTCGGAGCTGCAGAAGATAGACTACCGCGACGATGGGTACGAGGCCTCATTCAGCGATGGGACCGTGTCATCCGATGGAATGTTCTTCATGTGCATAGACAACAGCCCCGCACTCAAACTCATCGGTGATAACTGGGGACCACTGGCCGAGAAGAAGATCAGAAGCGCGACTTACGGGTCGATATGTGTGCTGCTAGATTACGACGGATTCATGCCCGCGGGTGAAGAGCTCGAGACCTTGGCGGGCACCAGGTGGAACATACTGGTTTCGAATCTCCCGGGTACCAACACGGTCTCGTGCGTCCTTTGTGACCTTACCAAGGAGATACTCTCCAGCGAACCGGATGTCATCAAGCGTGAGGTCATCCACCAGCTCGGATTTCCACCGCCCGCAGATATCAGGATCGGTTGGGGAAGCGAATGGACCGGTGTAAAATGGGAATTTTCACAGTCTTCCGGGGTGTTGGGTCTCAACGGTCAGGTTCCATTCTTCGGTAAGTGTCCAAATGTCGCGATGGTAGGTATGATGTCCTACCGCGACACGGCCTACTCGAGCATAGAGGCTGCGGTCGAGGTCTCCAGGAAGCTGAGCCACGAGTGTTTCGGCACGAGGCGTCCGATAAAAAAGGTCACCGTCTCGCAGGTCATCACCATCACCGTGGTGGTACTTATAGTTTTAATTTTAGTGTATCGTAATAAGAATCAATGAAGTTTGTAGCTGAAGTGTACGAACCAATGTATGATTTCAACGAGAAGAAGTACATCCGGGTCAAAGTCCCGGACAGAATCAGATCAATCATTGAAAACATGCATGCGAAAAGGCGACACACCTTGAAAAGCACCCACGTGGACGACCCACTCGAGGGGTCAGTACTAAAAGTTAAGGTTCCGTTCCGTTATAGGAGAGTGATGTGCGTGGTCGAAGGTAGACCGCTTCAAACTCTAATAAGGGGTGATGAGATAGTGATAGTTGTAGACTTCAAAGGCGTGTGGCACGCTGAGAATCACTGCGGCTTCTCCTGGGTGCTCTCCTCTTCGACCTTCTCGAGCTCGGAGGCCTGAGTGGGGTCGCGAGGAAGTTCGATGGTATCGAGACCACCCTTCTTCAGGTCTCGGAAAGTCTGGAGCATACCCTGTAACCTGAAAATCTCTTGTGTCATCTGCTCGATGGTGTTAGAAACCTTCTTGATATTCTCGTCAATGTTAACCGTGGGCATTGGGTAGTTGTACTTATTTAAAGTGGATAATCTTTAAATAAGTAAAATGGGAACGCTCACGAGGACCGGGTACATCGTGAACGGTTTGGATGTCAGCAAGATTCCACGGCAAGCCGTGATCGTCCTCGGCGGTTTAAAAAAGGAACTTACCGTAAGACCAATCGTCAATGCCGATTTCGGATTTCCTCCACCACCTTTCAAAGTTTTCAGACCAACTAAGAATGGAATCTGCGTTCCAAGATTCTACGGAGTTGATAAAGTTGGAGAGGCAAAGCAAGACCAACGACCCGAACCCGCGACGATCCAAATCAAGTTCGCGGGACAGCTCAGAGACAGCACCCGCCAAAACGAAGCACTCCGAGCAGCTCTTAAAGCGGGCCACGGCGTGCTTTCTCTTCCATGCGGCTACGGCAAGACGACGGTATCCCTGGCCATAGCTTGTAAGCTGGGATATCGCACGATGATCGTGGTTCACAAACAATTCCTCGCCGACCAGTGGAAAGAGCGCATCCAACAGTTCTGCCCCGGTGCGACCGTGGGTGTGGTCCAACAGAACAAAAAGGAGGTGGAGGGGTGTGATTTCGTCATCGCAATGCTTCAGTCGCTCTCCCTCAAGGAGTACTCCTATAACGACTTCGACACCGTGGGCACGCTCATAGTGGACGAGGCGCACCACATCTGCGCGAAGGTTTTCAGTCAGAGTTTATTTAAAATGTGTCCAAAGCACGTGTTCGGCCTATCCGCGACACCCGAGAGAAAAGACGGCCTTACCAAGGTACTCCACTGGTTCATGGGTCCAACCTTTTTCGCGGTGGAACGAAAAAATCAGGAACAAGTCGAGGTGTTTCCGGTCATGTTCGATTCGCCAAACTACAGAAACCCACCACCCAGCATGCGGAACGGTAAGATATCGATGCCCAACATGGTGACGTGTCTCGTGGAAGATCGCGCCAGGAACAAGATGCTCGTGGAACTCGTCAAAAAAGCGTCCGCCGGTACGAGACAATTACTTGTGTTGAGTGACAGGAGACTTCACTGCGAGCTTTTGCACCAGTGTTTTCCGAAATCGTCGGGACTTTACATGGGTGGGATGAAGGAGGCTCAACTTCAAGAGTCGTCGAAAAAGAAGATCATATTCGCGACGTTCAGTCAGGCGCACGAAGGTCTCGACATTCCAACCCTGGACACGGTCATACTGGCGAGTCCAAAGTCCGACATAGTCCAGTCAATTGGGCGCATCATGCGAGAGACGAAGGGAAAGAAGAACAATCCACACATTTATGACATACAAGATCCGTGGAGTGTGTTCACGGCGATGTTTTATAAGAGGTCGAAGGTCTATCGCGACGGGGGGTTCAAGATTCACGGAAAAGTCGCCCAGGAGAAGGGCGAATTTCCCAGAGGAAAGTGTTTGGTTACTTTTTAGTTGCATCTGAAACGGCTAACATTACCACACCTACGATGAAAGCTAGAATGACATAATTCAGCTCCGTGTCCTCGGCCCCGATTTCAGGAACCTCTTTCTGGGGAACGCTGGCGACAACTTCTTGTTGCCGCGGTTCCAAGTCCTCTAGCGGACAGTACGCTATCATATATACTTACTTCACAAATTAATTTCATTCTTTTTTGTGGTCTTGCGTCGCTTTTTCGGCTTGGATGAATCGACGTTCACCTCTTTGATCTCCCCGCCTGTGCTTTCGCCTGAAATAGACATAATATCACTGAGTTCGTCATCCTCCTCGATGGGTGGAGGTCGACTCATGTTCATGTTCAGGTTCGTGTTCATTGGGGGCGGGGGAGGCATACTTATCCCTCCCATCAAGCTGGAGATGTCCATACCAGGACCCTTCATCTCGTAGTTCCCCGTACCTCCGATAGGGGGTTCAGTCATGGGCTCGTCGCCGGGATTCCTCGCCGTGTTCTGTACGGCGTCCATCATGTTCTTCACCAACTCTGGGTTTTGCTTCAGAACATCATTCATATTCGGGATGGCCGTTTTGAACATCGAATTGGTCAGATGAAACATCATCGCCGAGCCACCGAGCATCATGATGAGCTTCACCTCTGGGGCGACGCTGACCTTCGAGCGATACTTAACGTACAGCTCCTCAAAGACCGAATCGTAGTCGTCGACGTTCTCCATCACGGATTCGGACCAGCCTTCGAGCTGAACTTCGAACGGGTTGTATCTCTTGTTGAGAAACTCCAAACCGGTGACACACGCCACCAGCATACGCCGCGAGAACCGAATCGACTGCTCGACGTCGATGCTGTAGGTGATCCGCTTCACCTCTGAGCGGAGATCCTCTACGCTCGAATAGGCGTTCAACCGCTTATTCACCGCGAAACCCTTCTTCTCCAGCCTAGCAAGCTTGTTGAGAAGGTCCGATTTCTCCTCGTCTATGGACGTGTAGCCCTGAGACGGTTGCTGCGGTTGCTCCATCCCAGGGCCGTCCATATCGTCTCCGAAATCAATATCATCCTCTCCGTAGTCGATATCCTCCTCCTCAATTCCCGCGGGGCCCATCGTGGGCACTGACTGTTTGTGTGGGTTCACGAACGCATCCATCGCCTCCTGGTGCTGCTCAGGAGGTCGGGCTCCATACGAAGTCTTCTGCGGACGCTGCACGGGTTTGGGTCTGGGGACGGAAATCTCAATCTCGTCCATCAGCGCCTGCTCGTCTGCGTCTAATTTCATAACACTGGTACGTCCTCTGTTGAGGATTATATTGTCGTCCATCTACTTTCTAAAAATAATTTAAGCTTATTTCTTTAACGCACTTAATTTTTTCTGAGGTTATAGTACAATGTTAAACCTTAATAAGACCAGTAAGAATGCGGTGATGTACATCGCCGTGTTAATGGGTCTGATCTCCGTGCTCACCGTTCTTCAGGGCAGGTCTTCTGGCTACCAGCCCAGGCCGATCACCATCAACGCCGTGAGCCAGGGCTCCCTCTTCGATCTCGAGCACAGTGAGGAGTGTGTTGCCGGCGCTCCTAACGGCAGCCCCTACAGCAAGTCTCTGACCCCGGGCGGTCTCTGCGGTGCGCAGGGTCTCGTCGCCGACCACGCCGGCTACTCCATCTCCGGGGGTATCGGTGGATCTTTAATCTAAACGTATAGTAACATGGTTCCCGATCTCAATTACGAGTACCACACCATCACCATCGACTCTAATGGTCAGGCGGCTGCGAACAGCTTCACCAGCCACCTGGAAATTCCACTCAAGAACGTCGTCGAGGCGAAACTCCTGGCCTCACACGTTCACACGAAGACGTCTAACCAACACACTTACATCAGTATAGATGAACTCGATTCGAACTTCAACGACAGGGCGACCCCCGTGCTCAACGGCGCCGGAACCATCGGTAAGATCAAGGGTGTTTTCGCGAGCTTGACTTCCGATGTCACCGCGGTGCCCGCCGTCTCTACTACCACATTCGTGGTGACGGTAGTAGGCGGTTATTACCAAATCGACGGTGCGGACAAGCCGGCCCTTTCACTCCAGCGCGGGAACACCTACGTGTTCGATCTATCCCACAACTCCAACTCCGGCCACCCTCTCGCTTTTTCCACCGCGTCCGGTTCGGGATCGTTTACCAACGGAGTCACGGATAATTACGGTTATGACAGTGACAGTGCAACCTACACCACCCCAGCGAATGCACCCGGTAACGCGGGGTCTCAAGTGACTTTCACAGTACCCGAGGATGCACCGTCCAGTATCTATTATTATTGTGTGGTACACGGATGGAACATGGGAAGTCCCACCGCATCTACCATATCTGAAATCGTGGGTACTGATCACATCACCAACTTTAAGGATGAATACGACGTCAGCACGCAATACATAAACCCACTGAGGAAGGTTGATAAGTTCACAGTGAATATCATGAATCAAGACGGCGATGGAATCTTACCCAACGCGGCGGGCACCCCGAATTATCTCATCGTCAAATTTACGTGTCTTAAAGGCAACCTGTAATTTTCTCACATAGTAGTAGTAACGATGTCAGCCGGAATCACCCAGCTCATCGCCATAGGTGCTCAGGATCAGTTCATCATGGGGGAACCCGAGATATCTTTTTTTTCGAGCACATTCAAAAGGCATTCCAACTTTTCCCAGTCGATCGAAAAACAACACATTTCCGGCGCTGTGAAAAATAACTGCATGTCAAGCGTTCAATTCGAACGCTCCGGTGATCTTCTGGGGTACTGTTACCTGACTCTGGACGACACCACACAAGCACTCGACACCCAACGATGGGACAACATCGTGGATAAGATTGAACTTTTGATAGGAGGGTCAGTGGTTGACACCCAAGATGCCGTTTTCACGGAGAAGATCGCCATCGATACGTTCGCGCAGAACGTGAGTAAAAGTGCGAACGGGACGCACCCCGGCGTGTCCGCGCGCTCGTATTTTTACCCTTTGCGTTTCTTCTTTTGCGAGGGACCTCAGTGCGCTCTTCCCTTAGTCGCCTTGAATTATCATAACGTCGAGGTACGAATTCACTGGGCGAGCGAAGCTTCGAACTACAACGTCGAGATGTACGCCAATTATTATTACCTCGACAACAGCGAACGCGGTGCCATAGCCTCACGAAAGCATGATCTGTTAATCACCCAGGTTCAAAAGAACATTCCGTCGAATCACACCACCCAAGAGCTTTCCTTTTACCATCCAATAAAATACATCGCCTCTTCGGACACGACGACCGACGGTGCACTCACTTCACCCACCAACCGAGTGAAAATCACCATAAACGGTCTCGATCTTTGCACACCGCGATGGGGAAAACCACATTTCGTCGATGTGCAAAACTATTACCACACCAATTTCGTAACCTCACCCGACTTCTTCCTGTACTGCTTTTGCCTGTCAACATCGTCGTTACAACCGACCGGAACTCTTAACTTCAGTCGAATCGAGTCGGCGAAGATCGTGAGTGAGAGCATGTCCATCAATCATCCTATTTATGCAGTTAACTACAATATATTACGCATCGCTAATGGACTTGCCGGTCTCCTTTTCGCGAATTAAAAATACCAGACTATAGTAACTATGGTCAAAAACTTACCGACGGTAGAAAGATCCACCAAAATTCGGTTTGGTAAGCACGCTTTGGAAAATCAGGCCGAGAACACCTTGGTGTTTAACGCGAGTGATACTCCTATGCAGGCGACCACACCCGGGGCCGTGTACCTTTCTCCGATTCGATTTCGAGAGGATTTCTCCGATTCCAACATCGTCCTTCTCATGTATAACAAGGCGACTGGTGAGATCACAGAAGCCGGTTCGTCTGCGTCCTCCGCGGTCGAACCACCTTTACAAAACGTAACTAATTTCGGAAACACTACCAATCATATCATCCAGTTTACGAATCCTACGACCGCCTTCACCACGAGCGGGAACGTCCACGTCAACGGTGATCTCGAGGTCCAAGGTAACATCAACTTTCACAACGGGACCATCACCGAGATTAAGAACACCGATTTGGTGGTCGAAGATCGTATCATCGGCGTCGCGCACAACAACACGCAAGTGGGGCTGGACACGGGGATCATCATTCATTACCCGAACCAAAACGTCGGAATCATCCACCACGGCGACGAAACCCCTAAACGTCTGAGTATAGGATACACACAAAACGGTAGCACCGATACGTCTATCACCGCCGACGCGAACAACATCACGCTCGACGTGCTCGGTGATTGCACCGTTCAAAATGATTTGACGGTCAACGGTGCTTTCGCCGTGAACTCCGTTTCCGTGACGAGCTTGACCGCCACGGGGACCGTTTCGGGAGGGACCGTTTCCGCCACGACTGTTTCAGGTACCACCGGAACTTTCACGGGGACAGTCTCTGGAACCACCGGAACTTTCACGGGGGCAGTCTCCGGT